TTACTGTTACTTCCATTTTACCTAACTTTTTAAATGTATTGTTAAACATCTTATCTTTTCTTTAATTTGTTTATAATGTTATTTACCTAAAAGGTTAGAAAACGGCTCTTACACATCAGCTTCTATTTAATCTTAAAGTAATTTGATACTGTTCATATGCATCCTTCACAGAAGCATTATGTTCACGCAACTCTTTTTCTTCTTGCAATAATAACTTTGCTTCGTCTTTTGCATATTGCTCTTTATATGATATAGCGGCAACAGCAACACATCCCCAAGACATTATTCAGTACTCGCTAGTTTAAGCATTATTTGATACATCTCCCAAGCTTCTTTAACACCTGGATTCTCTTTACGCAAACGCAACTCTTCTTCATGTTTCTTATCAACATGTTGTCCTCTATGGAAATGAGCTGCTTGTGCTTGAGATTGAATGTACTGTGCATTTAATTGTTGCTGAGTTGCAGACTGTTGTGCACCTAATGCACTACCTGCGGCAGCCTGGCCTAACATACCACCTAAGCCACCGCCTAATAGATCACCTAACATTACTTCGCTCCATCGTAATCTTTCTCATAAAAATCACTATTAAATTCTAAATGTGTGTACTGATTATAGTGACAAACATAATCTGAATATCTATCAAGTACTAAGTTAGTACTCTGACATTCTTTAAGTGTATCAAACACACCTACTTCTTTAACATTACTAAACCTATGATATACAACACCGTGATACTTATGATCACCGTTATCAAAATCATTTGCTTGAACTGTTGCACCGATTGTGCATAAAACTATTGCTATTAATATATTTTTCATTTCATCTCTCCTATTGTTATTTATCTTTTTCTGCTAATAACGCCGCTCTACGACGCTGAGTCCTACTTAACTTCTTCATCTTTAAATCTGGATAGTATATATGTTGAGCTATCATATTAGTACAACGCTGTGATTCCTTTAAGTCCTTAGACATTACATCTCCAGACATCCAGTGCTGAAACATTATAAGGTAACGCCACAACTTAGCACTATGATCAAACCATACTATTCCTAATGTACCTTCTTCAATAGCACCTAACTGTGCTTTATCAGTTATCCAATTACCACTCTCTTTGAACTTACCCATATAAACTACACTTCCAGGAAAGTCATATAGTATCTGTTCCTTCGCTTGCATAGCATATTCAAATATTTGTTCTTGATGTTTAGCACTAACATTAGTACCATAACGCTTTAATGATGTTATGTCCTTATTAAGTCTAGCAGTAAAATCTAAATAACCATCTGCTTTACTTTTAATTTGTAATTTAAGATTGCGTGTTTCTTTCTTATTCTTACGAGTCCTTGGATTAACATAGTACTGAATACTTGCTTGTAGGACATCTTCTTCTGTTTGCCATCCTAGCTCATCTGGCGCCGCGCTAACACTCTCGAGAGGCGACCCGGAATCAATATCTTCTTCTGTGTGAATCTCTTGTTCTTTGCTTTGCTCTTCAGACGAAGTCTCACAAAGAGGCGTAGCAGAACTGTTATGTTTATTATATTTGTTTTCTTTATTATAATACTTGTCAACTTTGTCACACGGGGCGTCACAATGGGTGTCACAAGGGTCTACCCTATTAGCCTGTACTAATTGCAATATTTCAGCAGTTTGTTTTGAATCTTTCATTAACTTATTCCCTATTATTAAGGGACATTTGAATTGATGTAATTAGAATTATTTCTGATTTACATATACACGGTGTCCTACGCCGTTAGTGCAATAACATTGTTTAGAGCTTTAAGCCTTTTATTAGAAAGGGTAGGACGATTCGTATATGCAGTACAAAAAGCCCTAAACAATGCTATTACACTGTTATTTATCTCTTAAAAAATAAACAACTTAAACTTATGTTACACTTCTATTTATCAAAAGTCAACAAAAACGACGATTAAGATGCTCTAATTGTTCATAATGATTGCTTATTCTGTTTGAATTATCCATAAGTAAAGGCTTATGAGTACTATTAATAGTGTCGTAATCAAACCTATTTTTAAAACGGACTAAATAAGCGTATGAGGGCAGCTACTTCAACATCTCTCCGGATCAAAATGTAGCGTAAGTCCCTTACTTCAATACAAAAGGAGACTTGGAGAGTATGAGCAAAACAACAACATATGAACAATCAATGGACTTGGAAGCCTTGTATTACCTTAGCTTACCAGACCGTCCAACACTATATGGATTAGCCGATCACCTTGGCGTAGTCTATCTAACTATGCATAAATGGCGTAGACTACACCCAACATTCAATACCGCTGTTAAGAAAGGACTCGATGTCCGTAGTAAGAATATAGGTAATGTTACTAAGAAATATAATAAGGCCTTGTGTAATAAGGTTCTTAAGCTGTGTGCAGAAGGTAAATCAAAAGGTTCTGTATGTCTTGCCCTTGGTATAACATATGATACATTACGCAAATGGCAAGACGATCACGCAGACTTTAAGTTAGCTGTTGAAACCGGTAAGCTACTTGCACAAGAACATTACGAACAGTTAGGATATGAAGCCATGTTAGGTAAGATCAAAGACTTCGATAGTAAGATATGGACAACCACAATGAAGAACCGTTTCGACTATAGTGAGAAGACTGAAGTAAGTGGCAACCCAGATAAGCCATTACACACTGGCATTGTATTAACTTTCGTGGATAATGAGGCCGATAATGACGAAGAATCGCCTCAAGATGATAAATAAAAGTATAACAAAGGAGAGATGTTATGTTTAAATCAATTCTAAAAGGAACACAGGCTACTATTGTATACATTACACTATTCACTCTAATGTGTTTTCCACCTGTTGGCTGGTTCATATGCGGTACATACTTTTGGTACCGTTGGGGCAAACGAGAAGAGGTCATTGCAAATGGCAAGATCCAGTAACGAACTGTATGTTATAATGACAGCACTTCAAAGCGACAAAGTATTAGAGATATATGATGTTCACTTTGAAGTACAGTTACCTAGAATACTCTTAGAGTTCTTAGAATCAGATCACGACTTAGAAGAAGATGAAATGATCTTATTGTTTAATAACTTAGGTGTATCAATGTACAGAGCTATTAAAGACAATGCTCCACCACCAAATACAAAGTTATGGAACTTCAAATGAATACAATGGAAGAAACTAATAACTTCCGAGCATTCCAATTGGAATGCGAAGTACGAGCAGCTGAACAGGATATTAAAGAGTTATCTAAGGCTATTACTAACTTAGTGTCACAGAACAAGTGTAGACTCAAACTAATAGAAGACTTAAGAAAATGAATCAATTAGAAGTAACAATACCAGCACATTATAAGATGTTATATCAACCGCGCCGTTATAAGATAACTTACGGTGGTCGTGCTGGTGGTAAGTCATGGGCCATTGCCTTTGCTTTATTAGTACTCGGCGCTGAGAAACAATTACGCATCCTATGTACTCGTGAGTTCCAGAACTCTATTAGTGATAGTGTCCATAAGTTACTATCAGATACAAACGATAGGTACAACTTAGGATACGACATAACCAATAACAGTATTAAACATCCAGTAACAGGGACAGAGTTTATGTTCTATGGATTGAAGTCTAACATTACAAAGATTAAGTCACTTGAAGCTGTAGATATATGTTGGATAGAAGAAGCAGAGACTATTAGTGAACGCTCACTAGAAGTACTAATACCAACTATTCGTAAGGACGGAAGTGAAATATGGATGTCATTCAACCCATTTGATGAGAACGATGCCGTATACAAAGAATACATCGTACCGTACTTGGACCAATTAACAGCAGACAATGAGTACACAGATGCAGAACATTGGATAAGGAAGATTAATTACACAGACAATCCATACTTACCAGAGACCATACAAAAGGAAATAGACTTAGTCAAAGCTACCAATTACCGTAAGTACCAACATATATACATGGGCTTACCAGTAGGTAACGATGAGAACTGTTTAATAGATCCATTATGGTTCGATGCCGCTATTGACTCACATAAGAAACTTAATGTACAACAGCGTGGTGCTAAGGTAATGGGATTTGATCCGGCTGATGAAGGTAATGATAATAAGAGTGCTGTTTACCGTTATGGTACCGTAGTAGAGAAACTAATGGATTGGGATGAAGGTAACTTAGAAGAAGCCGTAGAGAAAGTATATAACCAAGCTGAAGAACTTAGGGTCCAGGAAATCGTATATGACGGTACTGGTATTGGTGCAGGCGCTAAGATAAAGTTCAACCAATTTGATCCAAACGATAAGATAATTAAAACATCATTCATTGCAGCATGTAAGCCAGACTTTGAAATGACTAAATACAAAGATGATATACTAAATAAGGATATGTTCCGTAATAAGAGAGCACAGTACTATTGGTTATTAAGAGATAGGTTCGAATTAACATACAGGGCAGTAGAGTTTAATGAGTACGCCGATCCTGAAGATATGATTAGTATTAGTTCAAAGTGTGAACATATTGATCAACTTAAATCAGAATTAACAAAGATTGAACGCAAACGAACAGGAAACAATCAACTAATATTAATTGAATCCAAAGCCGATATGCGTAAAAGAGGAATGAAGTCACCGAACATTGCAGATGCACTTGTATATTGTTTTGCAAATATGGGTGTACATAAAACTAAAGCCACAGGCACACCAAACATAGTGTTCGCTAGTCAATGGTAAATAAGCTACATAAGAGAGACATAATGAAAAAGAAAAGTAAAATAGATTTAGAAAGTGTACACTCAGATGCCTTAGCAGCATATGAAATGTCATTCAATGCTGAGAAGGATGAAAGAGAGAAGTGCTTAGATGATATGCGCTTTTGTTTTGTTCCTGGAGCACAGTGGGAAGATACTGCTACTACAGCACGAAGTGATCGTCCACGCTTTGAAATTAATAAGGTAATAGTACCTGTTAATAATGCAATTGGTGAACAACGACAGAACCGTATTAGTATTAAAGCTAGAGCAGGGGATGGCGGCGCATCTAAGGATGTTGCAGAAACGCTTACAGGATTAATACGAAACATTGAATCTAAATCGCACTTTAACGATGTTAAGGATACTGCATACAAAGAAATCGTAAGTGGTGGTATTGGCGCATGGTGTGTTACTACTGAATACGAAGATAAAGACGGCTTTGATCAAACATTAAAACTAAAAGCAATTAAATCAGCTGCCGCTTCCGTATTTTACGATTCAGCTTCTAAAGATGAATTAAAGCGTGATGCACAATGGATAATGGTTACTCAGGATATGGGTGCTAAAGCATTTAAAAAGAAGTATCCAGAAGCTACTATTGGAGAGTTTGCTAAGTTACCAAGTGGTAATTTACAAGATTGGCAGACTAGAGACACTGTCAGAATCGCAGATTATTGGGTTAAAGAACCTTGTACTAAACATATATCATTAATGTCAGATGGTCAAACACTTGAAATGAATGATGAAAACAAATCGGTTATGGATGAACTTATGCAGGCTGGAGTAACAGTAGTTAACACTCGTCGTATTAGTTCACATAAGGTTGTTATGTATAAGCTATCAGCACATGAAGTACTAAGTGGTCCACATGCTTGGGCCGGTGAACACATTCCAGTTGTTCCAATCTTTGGCTTTAATGTTTGGATAGATGGTATGCATTACTACAATGGTATGGTTCGTCATGCTAAAGATCCACAGCGTGTATATAACTATGCAACATCACAAGCAATTGAAACAAGTGCATTAAGTCCTAAAGATCCTTATTGGTTAACAACTACACAAGCACAGAATCATGAAGCACAGTTTGCTAACTTTAATGTTAAGAACAATCCGTTTATGTTTTATAATGCTGATCCAGAAGCACCTGGAGCACCACAAAGAACAGGCGCACCTAGTGTACAACAAGCATTAATATCACAAGTACAACAAGCAGATATGGATATCCAGGCTACCACAGGACAGTACAGTCCATCATTAGGTGACGATACTACTGATCAAAGTGGTCGTGCTATTCTTGCTTTACAGAAGAAGAGTAATACAAGTACATTCGAATTACTAGATAACTTAGCTAAAGCTGTTGAATGGACAGGCGAAATACTTATTGATCTTATTCCAAAGATTTATGATACTGAAAGACAAGTATCTATATTGGGAGAAGATGGTACTACAGAAGGTGTTGTACTTAATCAACAAATATTAGATCAAGAAACAGGACAACCAGTTATATTAAATGATTTAAGTACTGGCAAATACAGTGTTACTTCAACGGTTGGTCCTACTTATGCTACACAAAGAGCAGAACAATTGAATGTATTAAGTAAGTTAAGTGAGAGTAATCCATTGTTTGGACAGCTTGCTCCAGACTTAATGGCACAGTCAATGGACTTTCCGTTTGGTGAAGAGCTTACTAAGCGTGTAAGGGCACAACTTATTCAACAGGGTGCTATTGAACCTAATGAAGAAGAAGCACAGTTACTACAAAGTAAACAGCCACAACCAACTGCAATGGATCAAATACAATTCAAGCAAGCACAGTTAGCACTTGAACAACAAGCTGCATTAATTGATAACCTTGAACTTCAGAATAAGAAGATAGCTGCTGATATTGCACACAAGTACTCACAGACTCGTAACAACTTAACTGATGATATTGAGACTAAGGTTGATATTAATGATAAGTTATTACAACAAGGTAATCCAAATGGTATGCCAATTGAAGAAGATGAACTTAAGGCCCGTTCAGAAGTACTAAGGGAAATGAATGAAGCACTTGAGTTAGATGGTAAGTCAGTTGCACAGATGAATGTTAAAGAAAGTGAAACTGTTCGTAACTTAGAAGGACAAGGTGTACCACCAGAAGGCTTTGTTGGACCAGAAGGTGTCTAAGAAGCGTAGAATTAAAAACCCTGTAGCAAAGTTTGCAGGGTTGTTTAATAAAGCTAAAACATTTAAAGATAGGACTAAGTACAATCGTAAGAAGGTAAAAAGAATCATTTTAGATAAATAAAAGTGCTAACTACACAAAGGTTAGTTAAGAGTCAAACAAAAACTCAAGGAGAGATAAAAATGACTGAAGAAAACAATGAAGTACCAGTAGAAGAAATTGCAGCAACAGCAGAAGTTGTAACAACAGAAGAAGTTGTAGTTGAAAATACATCAGAAGATGCAGCGAAAGCTTCAGAAGAAGATGCATTAGTAGAAACTACTCAAGTATCACAAGAAGCATTTAACAAATTATATTTTGAAAAGATGCAAGCAGAGCGAGATTTAGAAGCATTACGCAACCAGAGTCAAGCACCTGCACAACCAGATACACAAGCACCTGCTACAACTGTTGAAAAAGCACCTGTATTAGAAGACTTTGATTATGATGAAACTGCATATACAGCAGCATTAGTTGATTATAAAGTTAAAGAACAGTTAAACACTGCAATGAATACACAGCAAAATCAATATGCAGCACAGCAGCAACAGCATTTTGAACAGAAGATAGCTAATGACTTTAATGATAAAGCTATTCAATATGCATCAACTAACCCAGATTATGAAAAGGTTGTTAATGAACACGGTAATCAAGTTCAATACCCTGCATCTGTACAAGCAGCTATATTGCAGTCTGAAGTTGGACCACAGTTAGATTATATGTTATTGAAAGATCCTTCGTTAATTGTTAAATTAAGTGGTATGAATGATTATCAAGCATTAATGGAAATGGGTCGTTTAGAATCAGTAGCAAAAACAACTGCACCAGCCGCACCAGCAGTTAGTACAGCACCAGCACCAATTGAAGATGTTGTAACAGGTGGTAATGCTGCATCACATGATACACGATACGATGAAAATGCATCAATGGATGACTACTACAAGGCAACAATGGCAGCACAAGCAGCCAAAAATGGTCAGTAAATATTTTACTGTCATAAATAAACTTGCAAAGGACTTAATTGTCCTTTTCGGGTGAAACATCAGTCAACAAAACTAATGCAATCAAAACATTAGCAAAAAGAGACGACTTGGCCCGCTCCGTGCAATGAAGCACAATTAACTTGCTACCGAAAGGTAGTCTTATATAATTAAAGGAGCCCAAAATGGCTAATACATTATTAAATCCTAGCGTGATCACAAAACGCGCAATGGTAGAATTCAAAAACGCAATGGTAATGCTTGACAAAGTTGATCGTCAGCTAGATCCAATGTTCGAAGGCAAGGTAGGCGATACTGTTTCAGTTCGCAAACGCGTTCGTTATACTGCTCATACAGCAGCAGACATCACATCAAACATTAATGATACAACTGAAGGTAAGATCGCTGTTCAATTAGATCAACGCCGTGTTGTTGCTATCCAGTTTGATACTAAAGAATTATCTTTAGACATTGAAGACTTTAGCGAGCGTTATATCCGCCCAGCTATGATTGAACTTGCACAGGCTGTCGAAAGTCAGATTGCTGCACAGTACACAAAGATCTTCAACTTTACTGGTACTCCAGGTACTAACCCAAGCACATTCTTACAGATTGGTACTGCTGGTACTATCTTAGACGAAATGGGCGTTCCAAACGGAATGAACGATCGTGCTGCTTTTTACACTCCAGGTGCTGCATTAACATTAGCAGATGGCCTTAAAGGTGTATTCCCAACAAGTATTGCTACTAAAGCAATTGAATATGCAAAAGTTAATGACTATGCTGGTTTCAATGTTTATAAGTGCAACAGCTTGTCAACTCACACAACTGGTTACTACACAACTGGTTCAACTCCATTAGTTAACGGCGCTACACAGAATGTTACCTATGCTACATCTAAAGATGGTTACACACAGTCTTTGATTACAGATGGTTGGACTTCAGGTGGTGCAGTTATTTTAGCAGGTGATACATTCACTATTGCTGGCGTATACTCAGTTAACCCACGCACACGCGTAAGCACTGGTCGTTTACAGTCTTTCGTTGCTACAGTTGACGGTACTGCAACAGGCGCAGATCTTACAATGACAATTAGTCCACCAATTATTACTTCCGGTGCTAATCAAACTGTTGATGCTGCTCCAGCTAACAATGCTATTATTACAATGACTGGTGGTACTGAAAGTACTGCTTACTCACAGAACATGGCATTCCATAAAGATGCTATTACTGTAGCGTTTGGTCAGTTAGTTAAGCCACAAGGTAATGTAGAATTTGGTCGTGAAACAATGGACGGTGTTAGTGTTCGTTTAGTAGCTGACTATGATATACTTACTGATAACAACATTTGGCGTTTCGATATCTTATTCGGTGTAGAAGCACAGAATCCAGGTATGGCTATTCGTCATGTTGGTGCTTAATTTAACAATTAAGTAAAACCTTAAAGGAAAAGGGTGGGCATAAACACCCACCTTTTTTTCTTTATTACTCAAGGAGAAATACAATGGGATTAAATACTCGTTTTAAAGAAGCAGATGACGCAACAGCAGCAGCTCTAGTTAATACCTGGACTACTAATGAACCTACAGCAGCTAATACAGCTACTATTGCAGATGGTACCGTACCAACTGTAGCAGAATTAGGTCAAGCCGTAGCTAACTTAACAGCAATTGTTAACCAATTGGTTGTTGATAATGCATCACTTCGCAACGCATTAAATGATTAATGAAATAGCCTTTACAGCAATGTAAGGGCACTTTCTAATGTGCTAAATAACTAGTATATTAGAAAGGAGAGATAAAATGATTATAGATGGCGAATACAAATTAGAAGAAACTGGCGTAACACCCGAAGCACACAAAGATTATAGAACCTGGGTATACAATAGAATAGATGGCGAAATGCTATCTAAGGTAGTAACTGGCCCTGAAGCTGAATTACTATACGCAGAAGGTTGGAGAATGACTCCAGCAGACTTCACAGAAAACGAAGAACTTAAAGGCTCAAAAGAGTTTACTGATCTTGCTGATGATATGGCACAGGTTATGAACTTCTTACTTAACTTAGATAACTGTGAAGACTTAATGGCACTACGAGAATTTGCCACAGATTTCTTGCAAATGAAAGTGCGTAAAAACGCAACAGTAGCTTCTTTAAAGAAAGCTATGAATAAGAAGGCAAACGAATTAGGATTATTTGATGACAACAGCAAACGAACTGATTAATGATGCATTCGACTTACTAGAAATTAAGTCGGCAGAAGTTGAATTAGAAGATGATGAAATTAATACTGCTATTAGACGAATGAATCGTATGATAACAAGCTGGGCACAGGAAGGTATGAACTTAGGATATAGTAAAGTTACTCTTAAGACAGAAACTGTTACTATTCCGGACTGGTCAGAAGAAGCAGTAGTAGCATTGTTAGCAGTTAGATTAGCGCCAGCATTTGGCGTACCACTAACACAAGCATTACAAGCACAAGCAGCAGGATCATTAAAGAACTTACAACAGCAGTTAATTACTATTGGAGATGTACAGTTTCCAAGCAACTTACCAATTGGTTCAGGCAATGCTTATCGCAATGATCAGAACTTTTATGCAGATTCAAAGACTAACACCTTAACAACTAACGCCAAAGGCGAACTAACTGATGGCGAATCAGTAGACTTATCAACGGAATAATAAAATGTCAATAAAAGAAAATAACTTAGTAACAATCGCAGCAGCTGACTTATCCTTAACAGATAAGATTAGATGTTTAGATTCAAAAGCATCACGCAATATTACAGTTGCTGATCTAATTACAATATTTGAAGATAATACAGATGTTACAAATGCTTTAACATTAGCAGGTGGAACATTAACAGGTGATTTAGCAATAGTTAAAGAAGATCCTACATTATCACTAACTACAAGCACAGGTAGTACTAAATTAGCATTACAAGCATCAAGTGCAGAAACAGTTACTATTGAAATGGGTGATATTACTGATCCAGATGCAGGACAAATTGAATATGATAATAATACAAATGCATTAACATTATCAGCAGACGGTGCTGTTGGATTAACACTAGATGCTTCACAGAATTTAACAATTGTCGGTGATTTAGCTATTACAGGTGGTAATATTACTACAGCAACCACAATGGACAGTACATTAACTGTTACTGGCGCAGTTGTTAATAATAGTACAACAGATTTAAACGGTGCATTAACTTGTAAAGCAATTACAGTAGATGCAAGCTCTGCACTTGATATGGGTGCTAACAAATTAACAAATGTTGCAGATCCAACATCAGCACAAGATGTAGTTACAAAACAATTCCTAGAAAATGACTTTTATGAACAAGGTACATGGACTCCAGTACTAAGTGACGGTACCTTTACTGCTACAGCCACAGTACTTGGGTATTACGAACGAGTAGGTGATTTAATTACATACCGTGGTAGTATTACAGTAACAAGTTTAGGTTCAATGACTGGTATTGTTCGTATTACAGGACTACCTTATAATGCTATTGCAGTTGAATTAGGTGATTTAGTAGTTGGTACAGCAGAAAACTTAAATGTTACAGCTGGTGAAATCATTGTTGGTACAAATGTTGCTTCTAGTAACTATATTCAATTAGGACTTTGGGACGCAACAACCGGTACTACAGATTTGCTAAGTACTGAAGTAACTGCAACTACAATACTAAGATTTAGTGGCGCTTATAGAGCAGTCTAAGATGGAACAACCATCGTTGAAGTATTTAAGACCAGGTATTATAATCTGGTTAACATTATTTGTAAGTTTACTTGCATTAGTAGATGGTAATGTAGGTGATTTTACAGTTAAAGATAGCTACATAAAATTGCTAGAAGCAATATTAATGGTAGTATATGGCGCTTTCTTTATTGGAAGGTCCGTTGAGAAGGTTAAGAAAGGAACACAATAAAGATGAGCGATAACGACCAAGCCGATGAACGCAGAGCATACGGTGTTGATAATCACGAAAGGTTAGTAAGAGTAGAAGTGAAACAAGATATGTTAAACAAAGCATTTGATGATCACGAAGTACACGACGAAGAGCGTTTTAGTGAGATGAATGCATTATTAAGAACTATTACTAATACGCAAGTTAAACTTTCAACTACTATGTGGTTAGTTGGCGGTTTCATTACACTAATGGTACCTGTTATAACAGCACTAGTAATTCATTTTTCAAGTGTAAGCTAAGGAGACCTAAATGGCAAACTCATTAAGAAACGACAATCACAGATTAGATGAAGGTCTTGCTGTAACAACTGATTTTAATACAGATAATTTAGAAGTAGGTGGTGCACGAGGTTACTCTGTACTAGTTAAACTAACGGATAATGGTTCAGCAGCAGGAACAGTAAGTTTACGCGCTGGATTATCTGAAGATGACTTTATAACTATGGCAAATACTACAACTACTATGGTATATACAACTGGTGAATGCAAAATATTATTCAATGTAACAGATCCACACTACAAGTACATGGATGTTATTGTTGCTATATCAGCAGGGGACTTAGATTACACTGTAGATGTAACTATTATTGAAGGAGAGACATAATGTCCGATATTTTTGTTAATATTGGTACTGGCGCTAGTTCAGATGGACTTGCGGACTTAGTAGACGATTTAAGCCCACAGTTAGGTTCACATTTAGATGTAAATGGCTTCAATATTGCTTCAACCGCAGCTGGAGATATAGTATTACTTCCGGATACTACCGGTGATGTTATCATTGATGGTAACAAAATGCCACAAGGCTTTGGTAATAACGGCGAAGTACTACAAACGAACGGGGCTGGACAAACCAGCTGGGCAGCAGCATCTGCAGGTACTTTAACTGCATTATCAGATACAACAATCACAACACTTGGTACAGATGAATTACTATTCTCACAAGACGGTGTTACATGGATAAATCAAACATTATCTGAAGCAGGTATTGAACCAGCTGACGCTACTATATTAAAAGATGCAGATATTGGTGTAAATGTACAAGCATATAGTGCAACTAATGCGCTAACAACAGACATAACTTACGGAACATTAGATACAAATGGCGATGTTGGTACAAGTGCAGGGCAACTTGCAATTGGTAACCACACTCACACTGGTGTATACGAACCAGCTAATGCAACTATCTTAGTCGATGCAGACATAGGTGTAAATGTACAAGCATATGACGCTACTATTTTAGTTGATGCAGATATCGGTGTTAATGTTGCATCGCAAAGCCACAATCACACAGGTGTTTATGAACCAGCAAATGCAACGATACTTGTTGACGCCGATATAGGTGTTAATGTACAAGCATATGACTCAACGATACTTGTTGACGCAGATATAGGTGTTAATGTACAAGCATATGACTCAACTTTACTAAATGATGCAGATATTGGTGTTAATGTAGCATCATTTGCACATACACACGGTGCAGATGATCTAACAGATGTAACAATTGCAACACCACTAGATAAACATGCTTTAATGCATAATGGCGCCGGACAATTTGTTAATAGATTACTTGTTGAAGCTGATATTAGTGATCTTGGAACTTATTCATTGACTTCACATAATCACACAGGTGTTTATGAGCCTGCAGATGCAACAATATTAAAAGACGCCGACATTGGTTCAACAGTACAAGCATATGATGCAACATACCTAGTAGATGCAGATATAGGTGTTAATGTACAAGCATATGATGCAACAATATTAGTAGACGCCGATATAGGTGTTAATGTACAAGCATATGATGCTAACATACTTGCACTTAAGAGTAATCTTGTAGCAACAGCCGCACCAGCAGTCACAGACGACACAGCTGGAGGTTATGCAGTAGGTTCTGTGTGGATCGATGTTACAGGAGACAAATCATATGTATGTGTCGATGCAACAAATAGCGCCGCTGTTTGGGTAGAGTCAGGATCAGCTGGTGCATTTACAGCAAGTTCAACAGATACCTTAACAAACAAAACAATTAATACTGCAAGTAATACAATTACCGTAGTAGAAGCTGACATTAGTGACTTACAAAGCTATATTTTAGCTGCTGGAGTTACTTACGGAAACTTAGATGCAAATGGCGATGTAGGTACAGGAGCAACACAAGTATCACAAGGTACACATACACACACAGGTGTATATGAACCAGCTAATGCAACTATCTTAGTCGATGCAGATATAGGTGTTAATGTACAAGCATATGATGCAACAATCTTAGTAGATGCAGACATAGGTGTTAATGTACAAGCATATGATGCAACAATAGTTGTAGATGCAGACATAGGTGTAACTGTGCAAGGTTATGATGCCGACTTAGCTAAAATTGCAGCATTATCAAGTGCTGATAGTAATTTTATTGTTGGTTCTGCAACTGGATGGGTTGCTGAAAGTGGAGTAACTGCAAGAGCAAGTCTTGGTGTTGCTATTGGATCACAAGTACAAGCATATGATGCTACTATCTTAAATGCAGCAGACATTGGTACAAGTGTACAAGCATATGATGCCACCAATGTTGTAGACGCAGATGTTGTTTATGCATTACTTGATACAAATGGTGATGTTGGTACAAGTGCTGGTCAATTAGCTATCGGTAACCATACTCACTCAGGTGTATATGAACCAGCAGATGCAACAATATTAAAAGACGCAGACATAGGTGTAACGGTACAAGCATACGACGCTGTATTAGCCGACATTGCAGCATTAACAGTTACTAAAGGTAATATCATTGCAGCAAACGCAACCGACTATGTTGCTCTCGCTATTGGTACTAATGATTATGTACTTACAGCAGATTCAACAGCAGCTACCGGAATGGCTTGGAAAGCAGCAGCAGGCTTGCCAACACTAAATGATGTTACTGATGTAACAATTACAACAGTTGCAACAGGCGAATTACTTGTTAAATCAGCAGGCGATTGGATTAACCAAACATTATCCGAAGCAGGCATTGAAGCTGTTGGACATACACATGTAGAAAACGATATTACTGATCTGCAAGCATATACTTTACCTGCTGATATTGTGTACTCGTTGCTTGACACAAATGGCGATGTAGGTACAAGTGCAGGGCAACTAGCAATTGGTAACCACACTCACACAGGTGTGTACGAACCAGCAGACGCCACGATAGTAAAAGATGTTGATATTGGTGTTAATGTACAGGCTTATGATGCTACTATCTTAGTCGATGCAGATATAGGTGTTAATGTACAAGCGTACAGTGCAACTAATACACTTGACGCAGATGTAGTATATGCATTACTTGATACAAATGGCGATGTTGGTACAAGTGCAGGGCAACTTGCAATTGGTAACCACACACATACAGGTGTATATGAACCAGCTAATGCAACTATCTTAGTAGATGCAGACATAGGTGTTAATGTACAAGCATATGACGCAACCAATGTCGTAGATGCTGATGTCACATACGCATTATTGAACACAAATGGCGATGTTGGTACAAGTGCAGGGCAACTTGCAATTGGTAATCATAATCACTCAGGTGTATATGAACCAGCTAATGCAACTATCTTAGTCGATGCAGATATAGGTGTTAATGTACAAGCGTACAGTGCAAGTAACGCATTATTAGCAGATGTTGACTATGAAAGATTAGACACAAATGGCGATGTTGGTACAAGTGCAGGACAACTTGCAATTGGTAACCACACACACTTACTTGCAGCCGGAGCAACAGATGTAACGGCTCTTGCTGCTGAATTAAACTTACTTGATCTAGTAGGACTTACTGCAGGTTATGTACTATCAGCAGATACTGCAACAACAGCTAGTTGGAAAGCACCAGCAGCAGGTGCGGAAGTTAATGATCTTACCGCTGCGGTTACTTGGGATAATATTCCAATTGCAAATGTTCCAACAGGCACATCAAGTTCAACTGTTTCACTAGGTAACCATACTCACACAGGTGTATATGAGCCATCTGACGCAGGACTAACTTCAATTGCAGGCTTAACTACTCTTGCAGATAGAATGATTTATACAACTGCTTCTGACACCTACGCAGTTACTCCGTTAACGGCTTTTGCAAGATCAATACTTGATGATGCAAACGAAGCAACATTTAAAGCAACAGTTAACTTAGAACCAGGTGTAGATGTACAAGCATACGATGCTACTAATGTAGTTGATGCTGATGTGGTGTATGCATTATTAGATACAAATGGCGATGTTGGTACAAGTGCAGGCCAGTTAGCAATTGGTAATCATACACATACAGGCGTATATGAACCAGCTGATGGCACTATCTTAAAAGACGCCGATATAGGTGTAACTGTAGAAGCCAAAGATGCAGGATTAACTTCAATTGCTGGATTAACCACTGTAGCTGATAGAATGATTTATACAACTGCTTCTGACACTTATGCAGTATCAACATTAACAGCAGCAGGTCGTGCATTAATTGACGATGCAAGTGCTTCAGCCCAAAGAGCTACATTAGGACTTGATAAGTTTGATTTAACATTCCAAATATCAACAGGTGAAGATGCTACATTTAACTTACATCAATATGCACAGTTTGCTTATACTATTGATAAAGCATATTACAAAACAACTAGTGGAACTATTACAGCAGCTATTAAAATTGATGGTACTGATGTAACAAGTTTAAGTGCATTAGCAATAACAAGCACAGAAGGCAATGCTACCGCATCAGCAGCAAACACAGTATCTGTAGGTAACACAGTCTCAGTTGTAACGACATCTAACTCAACAGCGGTAAATACTAGTATAACATTACATTGCACAAGGAGTTAAATGATGGAGAGAACATTTTTCGTATCTGGATACATGAGATCTGGTACAAGTATGATGATGCAAGCATTAGTAGCAGGCGGTTTAGAACCTGCTTTTAATAAATCAAGAGAAAATATGAACCAGCAGTTTGGTGATGAAGATTATAAACCAAATGCTAAAGGATTCTATGAATTAAACAGAAGTCAATACCGTGCATTGGATTTTCCAAAAGCACACGAAGGTAAAGTGCTTAAATGTTTATATGGTGGAATCAATAAAATCATTGCAGGCGATTATAAGATAGTTTTTATGATGCGTAACTTTGAAGAAATAAGACAAAGTTACGATGCATTCTTTGATACTGATGCAACATTAGATGTCGATCAGTACACAGCTATAATGGCAAATACTATAGGTATATTGCAACAGCGTAGAGATGTAGATTTAACGGTTCTTAATTACAGAGATGTTATTGATAACCCTGTTAAAGAATTTACCAAACTTGCACACTGGGGCATTAATGTAGAAGAAGCTGCTAAAGTAGTAGATCCAGAATTACTTAGATTTAAGTTAGAAGACTTAGAGATTGGAATATGAGAGTAGTTAAGAACATACAAGAAGCGGCGGCTAATATGACAGAGGTAAAACTGCGTCGAACTACACACAGCAAAACTTATCATATTAGCAACAAAACTTACAGAACATTTCAAACAATAACTCCTATTCATTGGATAGATGAGAATGATGACTTGCGAACTATTGACTTAACACCTGTTGATAAAGGTGACCATTGGTTCATAGACAAAGCACCATATACCCTTAAAGTTTATAAGGATACACTTGATGTAGATTACACAAGTGACTTAGGTGGCAACACTAAAATTAAATTAATGAAGATTGGAGATGTTCCTGTAACAGCACTGAATATTGAACCAATTATTGATGATGAAGGAATAACATTCAAGAATGTTAAGCCAAATTTGGACTTGCAGTTAAAGATTGGCCCAATGGGAATAGAATGGTATAAAGTACTACATAATAATACAGTAGCTACTAAGTTTGAGTGGGAAGTACTTGAAGATAAAGATAAGACTACCGGACACAGACCAAAGGCTATTGGTAAAGATGCTGGAAACAATCACATTGAATTGATCAACAATAAAGAGCAAATAGATGATGTTCTTGGACAGAACTGTTTTAAAATGACAGAAGAATTTACTGGTAGAATTAAAGTAGTACAGAATAATAAGACTCGTGTTAAGTCTTGGTCTACTAATGTTACATATCCTGTAACAATCGATGTACCTGATATTACGGAAAGTGTAGTTGCGGCTGAAGATGGCTTTAATGATGATTGGGCAAGTCAGTATTACTATTGGGGTGGTCCAGGCACTGGTAGTCCAGCGTCAACTGGTTCTATAAGTGGTATGGCAGGAACATATGATGGTTACTGGGGGCGTAGAGGTTTCGCAACCCATAAGCACGCCTTACACCAAGGATATCCTCACTTTTACTTTGTTAAAATATATCAACAGAATATGGTATTTAGGTTTACAACAGTTGCCGTTCCAGTTGCGTCTACAATCGCATTAGCTGAATTGAAAGTGTATGTACAGTCAGTTGGCGGCGGTGGTATAACAACAGGTACAGTTAAAGGAATAGATGAAGATAATGTAGCAGTTAACTCTTCTGGTAACAGATGGTCTCCAAAAACAAAGACAACAGCAACAACAGCATCTGGCACAATTAATTCAACAGGGTCTAAAGCAATAGATGTTACTACAATCGTACAAGAAATTGTAGACAGAGCTGGATGGGCTAACAACAACGCAATTGGTATGTTTATGAGTGGTGAAGATCCAACTGGATTAAGACCGATTGTATCATCAGCTGCAACAGGCTTTACAAATACTGGCTCAGCCCTAAACAGAGTACAGCTTGATTTAGTAGAAGCAGCAGGTACTAACCAGGCTGTACTTGAAATTACATTTGAAACAGCAAGTACTACACCACTAATTAACTTTGTTGGTCTGTAATGGCTTATGTTATCTTATTTGAAGGGTTAAGTGGTGCAGGTAAAACTACTTTAGCCGAATGTGTAAGTAAAGAAATAGATTGTGTTATATTAGATGGTGATGCTGTACGCAGAACTATTAATAGAGATTTAGGGTTTAGTATACAAGATAGACACGAAAACTTAAGAAGAATTGGTGAAATAGCAAGATTGTTGCAAGGCATAAATATAAATGTATTAATTGCTACAATAACACCATTTAATAATGATAGACAAATGCTTAGAGATATGCTAGGTCCAGATTTTATAGAAGTATATTGTAAAGCCCCATTAAAGGTGTGTGAAGCAAGAGATCCAAAGGGCAATTATAAATTAGCTCGTGAAGGTAAGATACAACAGTACACAGGGATTAATTCTGCATTCGAACAACCAGATGGAGCGGATTTGATACTAAATACAAACAAATTAAGCATTGAAGAATGCACCAAACAGGTAATAAGGAAAATAAAATGTCAATAGAAGAAAACAACTTAGTAACAAATGCAACAATGGACGCTAGTGATAAAGTCCGTATACTTGATGGTGATACTTCGCGCAATATAACATTGCAAGATATGAGCGAATCACAGCAAGCAATACTTGAAGCACTTGGGTTTTATACAACCTCATCTGCACCAAGCAACTTATCACAAACCCGCAAAGTAACTACTGAAGCAGTAGATTTTGTACTAGATGATACAGATAGTATAATGCTATGTGATACTTCCAGTGGTGCTGTTACAATTACTTTGCCAACAGCAGCTTCGATTTGGGATGGTACTAACAATGTAAGTCAGCAGTTTACAGCAAAACGAATTACAGGTGATAGTAACTCAGTTATTATTGCACCAGCAGGCGCAGAGTTAATTGATGCTTCTGCAACATATACATTAGCTGGTCCAAGTTTAACAACTATAACTTTTGTCACAGACGGAAGTAATTGGTACACAGTAGGATAAATTTATGCCTAAGTTAGAGATTTCAGTAGATCATGGTTTTTATGAAAGTGAAACAGTTCCGTTTGCAAATCAGAGCTGTGTAAACCTATATCCAAAACATGCAGAAACTAAAGATACATTAAGCAAGGGTGCATTATATCGTACTCCAGGTATTATTTCAACTGATACTGTACAAGGTGTTGGTAGAGGATTTTTAAAAGATACTATTAATAATTACTTGTACATTGTTGCAGGTACTACATTATATCGCAAATCAAATGTTGGACTAATAACAAACATTGGTACTATAACAGGTACTGGTCGTGTTAGTATGGCATGGAATGGTATTACATTAGTTGTTGTTGCACCAGGCACATCAGGTTACTTTTACACAATAGCTAGCGGACTTGCACCAATTACTGCTACAGCATTTACAGACCAAATGACTAATGCTAATGGTGGAGTAACATCCGTATGTTATAAAGATAGTAGATTTATTTATAGTACAGATGATGATTTCTTTATAGGGAAAGTAATATCAACCAACAACGGTCAGGATTTTGAAGTACTTGATTACGAAACTGCAGAAGTTAAAGCAGATCCAATAGTATCAGTTAAATCTATTAAAAATGAATTATATGTTTTTGGTAAAGAAACAATAGAATTATATCAAGTAACAGGTGGTGCTGGCTTTCCATATGTGCGTATTCCGGGAGCAACAATTGAAAAAGGACTGGCTGGCAGAAATGCAGTTGTGCCGTTTGATAACAGTTTTTTATTCCTTGGTAGTGATACACTTGAAAATCCATCAATATGGCGAGGTGCATCAGGGTTTGCACAAAAAGTAACAACTTCAGCAATTGACAAAATATTACAAACTTACACAGAAGCAGAATTAGAAACAGTTAGTGCTTGGACATATAATGATGGTGGTAGTTGGTTTGCTGGTTTTAATTTACCAGATAGAACATTAGTATATGATGCATCAGCAAGTTCAACACAACAACGCCCAGTATGGCACGAACGCAAAACAAACGATACAACATGGCGTGTAGAAGATTGCATTAGTGCATACGGACACATTATGGTAATTGATAACTTAGCAGGAAAAGTTGGTTATCTTGATCGTGCTGTTTCAGATGAATATGGTACTGCAATTGATCGTACATTTAGTGGTGGATATTTACAGGATCAAGGAGACTCATTTAGAGTTTCGAGCATTGAGTTAAAAGTTAGTGCTGGTGTTGGTAATTTAAAAGGTACAACAGATAGCAATCCAACAGTTGAAATGTTAATGTCAAAAGATGGTGGTAATACATTTGTATCATTTGGCACACGCAAAATTGGTATGCAAGGTGAATTTAATAAACGATTAATATGGCGTAGGGTTGGTCGTGTAGCACACAATGTTATGTTTAAGTTTGTTATGAATGGCACAGTAGCAGTTGATTTTTATAGAATTGATATTGAAGTTAAAGGCAACGACAAGAAGGGAATGTAATGAGTCATATATTTGTTCCAAGAAGAGACGAATTAGCAGTAATCGATGATAAGTTATCATTGCGATATCAGCAATATCTCGAAGAGCTTGGTAATAGTACTAACGACAATTCAACTCAAGTAGACGCAAACACAGTTAATATTGCTACAAATACTACTAATATTGCAACAAATACTACAAGTATTGCAGGCATAAATACAGAACTAGGGGTATTAGTAGTTGCAAGCACAAATTATACAACAGTTAGTACATCGCGAGTTATTTGCAATGCAGCAATTACAATTACTTTAAGAGCATCACCCGGAGATGATGAAAAAGTTTATGTTAAAAGAACAAACGGTGAAGTTACTGTAAACGGTAACGGCAACAATATAGATGGCGAAGCATCGGTAATTTTAAATGCAGAATACACAACAGTATTATTTGTATTTTCATCATTCCTAGATGCTTGGTACATAATGTAAGGAGAAAAGATGTCATATATTCCATCAGCAGGCGGCGTAGTAAGTACTAATAATAGTAATGAAACCCCACTTGGTATTTCAGGTAATTGGACAGGTACAGGCGAAGATGTATCTGCTTATGCTTCTGTGTCTGTTTTTGTATTTGCTGATGAAGACGGCACAATAGACTTTGAATGGTCAACTAATAATACAGATTGGAATACAGTTAAAAGTATTTTTCTTGAAGCAAACAATGAACACGAATTCATTTTACCGGTAACAGCAAAATATTTCCGAGCTATATTTGATAATGGTATAACAGAACAAACAGCATTTAGATTACAAACAATTTTACATCCAAGTAAAAATGGACAAAACACACTTACAATGGATGGTCACATTGATGAAGCATATCCAGCAGTTGTTACTCGTGGTGTTGTTACCGGTAAAAACGATGCAAATGATTATGTTAATGTTGGCGTTACAAATGAAGGGCATTTAAAAACACATATTAGTGGACCAAGAACAGCATTTGGTGCTTTGCAAATTGCAGAATCCGTACCTATTTTCCAAACAGATTTTATTTTCAATGTTAATGCTGAATTATGGGATACTTCAGATTCGTATGGTGGCGGAACAGTTGCTACTTCTGCTTCTGTTTGTACTATTAAAACTGGTACTACTGCAGGCTGGAAAGCTGGTGTATTAGCTGGATTAAAAGCATTTAGATATCGCCCAGGACAAGGTTTAGAAGCTGTATTCAGTGCATTGTTTTCAATAGGTGAAGCAAATGCATGGTTACGCGCAGGTGTTGGTGTAGTTGGGCAAAATGGTTTATGGTTTTATGATAATGAAGGTGTATTTGGTATTTTAATTACAAATGCAACATCAGATACAGCTATTGCACAAACAGCATGGAATATTGATGTATGCGACGGAAGTCACACAGCAAATAACCCAAGTGGTTTTGATCTAGATCAAACAAAAGGTAATGTATTTAAAATTTCATATCAGTGGTTAGGTTTTGGTGCAATTACATTCAATATTCAACACCCAGTAACAGCTGAATTTTTCCCAGTACACAGAGTAGAATATGGTAATGCTAATACAACACCATCATTACGCAATCCATCATTTCCGTTTAGTTTCCATGTTGAAAGTGATCCGTCGGTTACTACAGACTTACATGTAAAAACTGCATCTGTTGGTGCATTTTGTCAAGGACCAATTATTCCAACTGGTCCTATTCATAGCATTGATAATACAAAAACAGGTGTTACAACAACATTAACTAATATTTTAACGATACAAAATAAAGCAACATATCAAACATTAACAAATACAATTCCGATTATAATGCAATTATTTTCAGGTGCTGTAGATGGTACAAAACCAGCAATTATTAAATTAGTATTAAATACAACATTAGGTGGTACACCATCATATGGAGATATTAGTGTAAATACATCTGTTGTTAGTTATGATACAGCAGGTACCACCTTAACTGGTGGAACAACATTAGCAAGTTTTACTCTTGCAAAAACAGCAGGTATTACAGAAATATTAAAAGATTTAAATATTGAATTAAATCCAGGTGATACATTAACATTTGCTGCACAAGCAACATCAAGCACAACCGATGTAACTATATCGGGTGTTTGGCTAGAAGATATGTAACATGAAAGAACAATTTTTTTCAGGCATAAATAAAGACAATAAAGGAGATTATCAAAATGCTTTTTAACAACGGAATCGGCGGCCTATATGGCGTTGGCGGATTAGCTGGTGGTTTAGTTAACAGACTTACAGGCCAGATGCAATCGCAAAACAACGGCTCCTGGAGCAATCCTGTATTACCCGGCGCAATGCCATTTCGTGGCAATATTAATGTTGCCCCAGAAGGTGGTGGTCAAGCAGGGTTTGGATTAAACCCAGGCGCACAAACAACAGGCGTTGATTCGCGTCAAGGTTATATGCAAGGTCAGCAAGATACACCATTACCAGTTCAACCAGAACAGAATATACAAGGTGGTCCAGTAACAAAACCAGTACTAAATAGACCATTCGGAGGCGGTGGTGTTTTTGGTAAATTAGCTAATTTAGCTAGCCGATTTAGTGACGGTAATAGATATAATACTATGCCAATTGGTGGTGGCCCACAACAGATACAACCAGAATATTCACCAGCATTACAGACCCCACAGGGTGTACAGTCGGGTGGTGGTAGAGACTTTGTTTCAAATAGATTTGGACAAGGTGCTAGAAACTCAGTTGCAGATGTAATGAGAGCACAAGCAGGTGATCAAAGCCAAACAGGTTTACATTATAGCAGAGACGACTTAATCCGTAGTCAAATGCGAAACGATCCAAGGATTGGTAGACAGTACGACAGAACAGACTTAGATGCGTATGCACCACCTCCAGCAGTATGGAATCCAGGTAGTAATAGCAGCTGGTTAGGTAATAGATTAGGCGGCGCTGCTAGTTTAGCAACCGGCTTACCGGGTGGTGTGTTAAATGCAGGCGGTAATTTACTTGGTGGTGCTGCAAGAGCAGGTGGTAATTTAGTTAGCGGACTTGCTAATGCAGGTGGTAACGCAGTTAGTAATGTATTTAGAAGCTTTGGATTTTAATGTTTAGGAGAGATAAATGAGTACACAAGATCTACAAAGGGCGTTAACTTCGCAAACAACAGATACTTTTGTTGTGGCAGCAGATGATAAAGCACAAAGACTTCAAATTAGAACTAGCATTGAAGATCTTGAAAGTACAATGATGCGCGAGTTTGAAAGTGCCGAAGAGACTATGCAGGAAATTAATAATGATGGACTGCAAGAATATATAGTTGGTGGTTCATATACTAGACAATTATTAATTCCAGAAGATATGATAATTGTTACTAAATTATGGAGTAAAGAAAGACTTTGGATAATTGCATCCGGTGAAGTTACTATTTACACAGAATTAGGTATGCAACATATCAAGGCACCATATGTAGGCAAAGCACCGTTTGGAACAAAAGTAGTATTGTATACCCATGCAGATACACTTTGGTTTGCAGTTACAGGCACAGACGCAGAAGAGTTAGAACAAGTCGAAAGTGATGTAATTACAGACGATTATAAATCGATTAAATACGCATGGGATCGTTTAGAACATAATAAGGAGAACAAATAATGTCTTGGGGATATGTAGCAGTTGCTGGAGCAACATTAGTTGCTGGTAAAATGAGCAGTGATGCATCTAGCAAAGCATCTTCACAGCAAGCAGGCGCAGCCCGCGAAGCTGGAGCAAGAGAGCTTGAAATGTACAACCAAACTAAAGAAACACTAATGCCGTTTATTACAGGCGCAACAGGTGTTGGCGGAGAAGGTGGTGGTTCATATGATTTGCAGTTGGCAATGTCAGGTGCACAAGGTCCAGAAGCACAAGCAAGAGCATACGCAAACTTTCAAGAAAGTCCAAATGTACAGTTCTTGCGTGATCAAGGTATGCGCGGTATTGAAGCTGATCTTGCAGCAAGTGGTAGAGGTGGCGGTGCTAGACTTAAAGCTATATCTGAATTTAATCAAGGACTTGCAATGCAAGATTTTGGTAACCAGTTTAATAGACTAGGTACACTTACTAATGTTGGATTAAGTGCTGCAAATGCACTAGGCGGTGTTAGTACAGCAGCTGGACAAGGTCAAGCACAAGCAGCATTGAATGTTGGTGCAGCACAAGCTGGTGGTACAATGGGAAGAGCAAATGCATTTAACACAGGTATTGGGCAGTTAGCACAAACATACGGGCAGTATCAAAATGCAAACCCATCATCATTTAGTGGTATGAGTGGAGTTAATGCAGGATCACAACAAGATATGATGTTAGCACAACAGAACGCGGGTTTTTAAGGAGAATATAATGCAAGGTCCGATAGATTACACAGTACAAATGCCAAACATTCCAGAGCTATATGCTCGTGGACAACAGCAAACGCAACAGCTTCAAGCTGGTGAACGCCGAGCAGAAATGGACGCGGTTGAAATGCGTGGATTACAAATGCAAGCTGGCGCATTAGAAGATAAAGATAAATGGACAAAAGCATATTCAGATGTTGCTCCATACATGACAATACCGTATGCACAACGCAACGAAATGATTATGAATACTGCTATCGAAAGCCAGGATCCAGAAAGAATTCAAGCAGCCCAGAACTTTATATCGTTACCAGAAGAAAAGCAAGTTGACGCATTTAGTGTTATGCATTCTAGAGGTACTATTAGAGGGTGGCAGCCAAAACCAGTAAAAGCAGCAGCATCAAAGGGTGTATACGATCTTGTAGATAAGAAAGAAACATTTGCTACTAATGCACAGATACAAGCTGATCCAGCTCGTTATCGTCCAATTGAAAAGAAAGGTACTACTGTTAATGTTGGTAAAGGTGAAACTAAATTTGCCGAAGCAGAAGGTACTGCATCATCTAAGGAAATAACAGAATACGGTAAGACTATTACTACTGCTAAGAAAACAATACAAAATGTATCAAACATTGAAAGCCTGTTTAAGAAGATACCAAAAGGATCATTACTAACAGGCACCGGTGCAGCACCAATTGTTGGTAAAATTTCTAAGTACGCAGAAGCAGCAGGTTTTGATGTAGAAGGATTAGATGCATCTGAAATGATTGACATGCTTGCTAAGAAAGCAGCTAAAGAATCAAAAGTTCCGGGTTCAGGTACATACACAGATGCTGATTTCCAAATAGATTTAAAATTACAACCAGGTATTGAAGGTACTAATAAAGGTAATGCACTTAAGATTAAATATATGAAAGCAAATGCCAAGTACGAAATGGCCTATGCAAAAGAGGCTCGTAGTTACATATCTAAGAATAAGAGTCGTACAGGGTTAGATGAACATATGGCAGCATATGAAGCTAAGAGACCTTATAAAGAAACTTTGCAAAAAGCTATCTTTGGTAAAACAATTGAGTCTAGTGCAATGCAGTTAGCACCAGCAGATCAGGAAGCATTTAATTGGGCAAACTCCAATCCAAATGATCCTCGAGCACAGGCAATATTACAGAAACTAGGAGTACAGTAATGCCGTTTGATCCTGACGCATATCTTGCTGGAGCAACTGCTCCTGCCCAGACTGGATTTGATCCGGATGCATATCTTGCAGGGTCAAAATCAAAATCAATGTTTGATAAAGTATCAGATTTCTTTACTGGAGATGATAGAGAAACTCGTGCTACAAGAGAACTACCAGAATTAGGTAGTGGCGGATTGCTATCCAATCAAGATCCAGCAACACTTGCAAAAGTTGCAGCATCATTAGCAGTAACATTAGATCCAAGAGAAATGGGACAGATATTAAGTACTATTCCAGGCATTGGTATTACTGAAGATGAAAAAGGTAACTTAATAGCTAACAATAATAAAACTGGCGCGCAAGTTGTTATAAATCAACCAGGTATGTCTAAATTAGATGCAATGCAACTTATTGGTTTAGGTGCTATGTATACTCCAGCAGGTAAAGCAGTTGGTGCAGCAAGTACATTAGGTAAGAAAGTATTAACAGGTGCAGCAGCACTAGGTACTACAGAAGCAGCAATACAAAGTGGACAAGAAGCAGCAGGTGGTGAATTTGATGTAGGAGATGTTGCATTAATGACTGGCGCAGGGGTAGCAGCACCGTTAGTTGCACCAATAGCTAAAGCCGCAGCACCATTAGTTAAAGAAGCAGTCAAAAAAGTAGCACCAGCAGTTGCTAAAGGTGCTAAGACAGTTGTTAAAAGCGCAGCAAAAGGTGCTAAAGCAGTTGGTAAAGTTCCGGGTAAATTATGGAAAGTTGGACAAAACTTTAATTTAATACCAGCTAACAAAGATGAATTTCTAGCACAAATTGCAGGACATTATATTGCTCCGGGTTTTGGTGGCCCTATAGCACAACGATTAGTTAGAAGATATGCAAACTTAGCAATTAAAAGTTCAAAGAAATCATTATCTAAGTCTGAAACAAAAGTACTTTCAGAAACCGAATCTAAATTAAAAGCATTAAAAGCAAAAGCTGTAGCTAAAAAAGCTAGACGCGATGCTCACTTACAAAAGAAACAAGCCGAAGCAGCTAAAAAAGGAAAATAAATGACAACTAAATTATCAGATACAGGCTATCCAGTATACGAATCAATTGCAACATTAAAAGGTGTTGGATTAAGTGCTGGCGACATTGTAAGAACCGCAGCATATTATGGTGGTTGGGCAGCATTAGGTGATGCACCTATAAGTGGTTCAACATATGGTATTGTTACTTCTACAGAATTTACAAATATTACTGGGCATAGTAGCCCAGATGGGTTTGGCGATCATACATTAGACAATGGCTTAGTTGCTATGCTAGTTGATCGTTCAATTAAGAATGTTCAACAATACGGTGCTAAAGGCGATGGTGTTCAAAACGACACTACATTTATACAAGCAGCTTACGATGCTGTTGGTATAGACGGCGATGGACAGGTACACTTTACAAAAGGTATCTTTTCAATCGCCCCAGCAGCAGATAAGTCTACTTATATGTGGATTGCTTCATTAAGCGGTCGTAAAAACTATGCTGTTATTTGGGTTCCAAGCAACTGTTTAACTACAGGTGAAGGCCCAAGTTCAGTTATTAAATTAGCTAATACATTAGATAGTGACGGTACTCCAACAGATGGTCGTGGCGATTATGCAACAACACAGATGTTTGTTAACAAAGGTGTTGATGGAGTTGGTACATATACAAAGTACATTGTTAATGAAAACATTCACTTTGACGGTGTCAAGTTTGATGGTAACTGGGTTAGTGAATCCGGTGAAGGTATTACCTTAGACGGTGTATCTAACTTTAGTGTACATAACTGTCACTTTACAAAATCCTTTTACGAATGCATGTACATGGTATATAGTCGTAATGGTATATTCAGCGATAACTTTGTTTACTTAAATGGTTTGCAAAGCGGAGCATTACAAGATGGCGGTGGCCCATTAGTTGATAGCAGCGAAGGTATTATTGTACGCGACAATGTTATTACAGATAGTGGTTATTATGCTATATTAATGGTTGATAGCTGGAACTGTAAAATACAGAATAACACAATTACTAAGAAAACATATACATACGGTTCAGGTTTCCAAGCTATTCGCGGAGAAGTTAACAAGCACTGTGAAATCAGTGGTAACTTTGTAATGGAATCAGGATATGCTGGTATATGGGATCACAAAGGTGTTAACAATACCATTAGAGATAACACCGTAGTTAAGTGTGGTTATGCAGCAGCGGCTGGTAGCCAAATACACGGTATATTAGTAGATGACTTAGATAGCTTAGAAAATGGGCGTGATACAATTACTGGTAACTTATGTGTTTATAACTTCGGTAGTGGCATTGGTATTAATGGTGCTATACCAACAGGCGATACAGTTAATCACTTTGCAGGACATATTATTGCAGAAAACACTTGTTTATACAATGGCTGGGATGGCATTGCTGTGTATGGTGATCATCACAGAATAGTAAATAACACTTGCGAAGCTAATGGTACTTCAGAAACAAGCGGTACAGTTGGTAATGGTTATAATGGTATTGCATTAAACGGTTCAAAATATTGCATGGTTACAGGTAACAGTTGTCAGGATATTCCTAGAACAACTGATATTGATATTAACTTAGATGCACAGTTATCTCCATATCAATCATATACAGCACTTGCAGTAACGCATACCTTCCAAACACAGAACTACGGTATTCGTGAATTACCGGCTGGTATTGCTGAAGTAGCTGTTACAATTACATCTGTAACCACAACTGCTACAGTTGCATTAGAAGGACACGGTGCAGTAGTTGGGCAAAAGATATTTGTTTACGGTGCAGATGAAACAACTTATGATGGTTACTACAAAGTTGCAACGGTTCCTGATGTAGATACATTTACATATACACTAGGGTCAACTCCAACTGATGCAAGTGTTGCAGCGCAATGTGCTGTAGAAGTAATTGAAGCAGACTATAATGTTATTACAAATAACAACATGTCAAACAACCTTGCAAATACAGGCTATGGTGTTGCTGGTGGATTTGAACATCGCACATTCTGGATTGAAACTGCTGGTGCTTTTGTTATAGGTGATCAACTTGAAATTGTAACAGTTGGTTCGACTGACTTTACTGCAATTGGTGCAAGTGCTAATACAGTTGGCGTTACATTTACCACAACCGGTGTTGGTACAGGTACTGGTGAAGCAAATGTAATCGTTGGAGCGAATACAACCCAAACAAACAACATAAGCGCATAATATGAATCGTTTTATTGAAATGTTAGAGAAGATTATTCTCGCTATTATTGGTAAACTTAATATAGTAATTATTTTGCTATTGCTTGTGGTGTTTGGTGTTATGAATACAGCTGAAGTATTTTTGTGGTTTAATGCTATAGGAACTTCATTCAAAGGTTTGTTGCCATAAATAAAGGCAAAGGAGAGATAAGATGCAATATAATAGATATGTAAAATATCAAAAAAAGTGTCAGAAGGCAGTTGCTAAGTTTAAATCATTTAATGATTTCTTAGAAGCAAACCCAGACACTGAGATCGGCGAAGGTGACTTCAGTCGATTTAAAACAAAGTTCATTATGAAAGAACCTGATTATTGGTTAGCTATTAGTAAACAAAATAGTATTCGTAATAACATGTTTAATAAAGCTATAAATAGCATAGAAGGGAAATAACATGCAAGAATTTGACGACAGACACCGAGGCGGATTATTAATATCTGATAACCGCAATACATTAGTTTTAACGGCTAATACTGCAGAATCAATTGCTGTACCAGAAGGAGCACAGATTGCGTTGTTTAGTGCAACTGCCGACTTTTGGGCCGACTATGATAATACAGCGATAGTACCAAGTGTAGATATTACAAATGGCACCGCACCCGAATTAAATCCTACATTGCGTAGGCTTAATAATGTGTCGAATATTAGTTTAATATCGGCATCAGCAGCTAAGATACAAATAAGTTTTTATCAATAAATTAAGGAGATAAACAAATGGCTGGAATGACAAACAGAGGAAAGAAGGTTATGCTTAACGCATACTTTACTGCTGATACTACTGATGAACCTACAGCGTTCAAAATGGCATTAGTTACTAGTGCAACGGCACCAACACAGGATACAAATGTATTAACTGATTTAACTGAAATTACAGCAGGTAACGGTTACACAGCCGGCGGTGTTGCAATTGCGCGTTCAGCAGTAGGTTTTGATGTAATTACTGAAGAAGATACATCAGACTACGGTGCAGCACAGTTAGCAGATGTTGTATGGACTGCATCAGGCGGAGCAATCCCATCAGCAGGTGGTGGTGCTCGTTATGCAGTATTACTTGATGATGAAGCGACTCCAAATATCATCGCATACTTTGACTTAACAAGTGATCGTACGGTTTCCGATACGCAAACATTAACACTTGCGGACTTTGATGTAAGAATTACTGAAACTTAATAGAGGAGAATAATTATGTGGCCATTCAGCCCATCTCTTCCAACCGGTGTAAGTAAAGTAAGTAAAGGTGTTTACTCAATAGATCCCGATATAGCATATCCAGAATGGCTGGATATGCTAGGGCTTGAGCATAATCTTTACGGCATTGAAGTTGCTAAGAAATGCATTGTAAAACATTTACAAGAAATTGTAACTGGACATATCAGTGTACAAATTAAATATACACCGCATTGGAATTTTAAAAGCACACAAGAAAACGAACTTAATAATGCTGTCGCTGATAGTTTAATTCATTGGAATAAACTTAAGAAAAATAAGCTAATTTAAGGAGTTAATTAGTGGCTAACGAAACGCAACGACCAACTGGAGAATTAAGCGATAGTGGATTGGTGGCTAATGATCACCTTGACCACGACGCCGATCCAGATTCAGATAATACTTGTGTTGCAGCAACAGGCAATAATGTAAGTACTGAATGGGGTGGAACATTTGATACCCCAACTGGAGACCCTACTGTAGGTGCAGACTTACAAGAGTTCCGTGTTGGTGTAATAGAATTTGATTCAGGTCAAGGTGGTACACCAGATGCTCGTATAGAGTTATGGGAAAATGGCACATTAGTTAGAGCTGGGTCAGACACACCAGTAAGTACATTCGCTGTATTAAGTTTTACTTGGAACGCAAACGAATTAGGAACTGCTGATGGGTCGTTAGTTGAATGTAAATTAATTGGTACAAAGTCAGGTGGTGCTCCAGGTAACAGAAATACTGTTAACATTGGCCAGATGGAATGGAATGTTGACTACACCGCAGGAGTACCATTCCCAAGCGTAACAGTTAGTGATGTACTTGCAACTGGTATAGGTAATAGTACTGTTACAACAGTTGAACTTGGTTCACTTTCTTTCTCAGATGTACTTGCTACAGGCATAGGTAACAGCACAACCGGTACTACAATATATGGTTCATTATCATTAAGTAACGAACTTGCTACAGGCATTGGTAATAGTACTGTTGATACAATTACTATTACTAATCCTTCAGTTACAGTTTCAGATGTACTTGCAACTGGTATAGGTAATAGTACTGTTACAACAGTTGAACTTGGTTCAATATCTCTTTCAAACGGTTTAGCCTCAGGTATTGGTAATAGTACTGTTGGTACAATTACTATCAGTGGAGGTGATGTTACAGTAAGTGACTTACTTGCAACAGGTATTAGTAATAGTACTGTTGGTACTACAATATATGGTTCATTATCATTAAGTAACGAACTTGCTACAGGCATTGGTAATTCAACTGATGGCACAACAATATATGGTTCATTATCATTAAGTAACGAACTTGCTACAGGTATTGGTAGTACCGTTGCAGGATCTGTAACTTATGGATCTGCATCAGTTACTAGTGAAATAGCAAGCGGTATAGGCAATTCAACAGTTACAACTATTGAACTCGGTTCTTTATCATTT